TCTCCCTTGGTAGTAACATACAAATTGACACCACTATAATATGTGCTATTATCAACATAATATTTTGTAGCAGCTTGCAAATCAGTAACAGAATCAACAACACCAGCACCGCTTAGTGGGCTTGGGTGATCGCTAAGAGTCAATGCACCAGTCATGGTGTCACCGCTTCGCAATACTAGATCTTGACGTTGTACAGCTTCAGTTGCAAGATAATTGCCGCTTAGAGTTGAATCGTATCCAGATACACCTAGTTGCGGTGTTAATGGCTGCTCGCGAACTTTTAATGCTCCAACAATGGCACCATTAGAAACTTGTAAGTAATGATCATTAGCATAACCAACAGTAATTGGCAATGTATCTAAAGTTGTGCTAATATTGTTAGATACATTGTAAGCATTAGAGTTAAACGCAGCAACCAATGCTTGGCTTGGGCTAACTAGGTTTACAATGGTAAACGCATTTACAGCATTTAAACTTCCGCCTAATGTTGGGTTTTGGTCAGCTTGTAAATTTGAAGTAGGTGGTCTAAAAATGATCTTGTTTGGATTGCTGGTATCGATTTCAAAAGCACCTGTACTCGCACCAACTTCAATAGTTCTAGCACTCAATCCGCCACCAGTGGTAGCAGCCATAATAACTTGGTTAGCTGAATAGCTAGCCGGAGCATCTGCTAAGTTTGTAAATTTAAGTGTTCCACCGCCACCAAAAATAGCATAAAGTTCTGTAAAGTTAGTGTTAACTTTATTAAAACTTGTACGGATACTGTCACCAGTTCCGTCATTCCCTTGTACGCCAATATCAATTAGTTGTTGTGTCATTTATTAAACTCCGAAACTGCTACCGCAGCCGCATGTTGTTGTTGCATTGGGATTCTTTATATTAAAACTGCTGCCCATTAAATCTTCTTTATAATCTATTTCTGCACCTGATAGATACTGCATACTCATGGCATCTATCAGTACTTTGAATTCATCTAAAGGGATTTCAAAATCGTCTTCGTTAGTTATTTCATCAAATGTGAATCCGTAGCTAAATCCACTGCACCCGCCGCCCTGGACAAATGTACGCAACGATAAGCTGGGGTTGTTTTCTTCAAGAAGAAGATCTTTGATTTTTGACTTTGCTGATTCTGTAATTGTGATCACATTTGTGCCCTCGATATGGTATTTATCAAATGTATTTTATAACCTTAATGTAAATACAAGTATGTATATAGGTCAAGAATACTCACAACACAGCCATTATCGTACAAGCAAGTACGGTACAGTACACGCTTACCTGCGTAAAAAAACAGTTTTGATTTTTCGCTGTGATAGTTGCAGTGGAATTTTTAAACGTGACAAGGGCAATATGAATCCCAAGCGTTTAAATAATCTAGTCTATCATGTTTGCGGAAGTTGCGACCCCAAGCGATTTGCTCAAGAAAAGGGTGTCGAAGCACGTAAGGTATGGGACATGCCTGTTAGCAGTCTTAAGACGCTAGGCCAATTCGGGAACTTATAACGTTCCAGTTGATAATCTTCCACTGATTAGCAAGGTAACCTTTTTTGTCTGCTTGGTAGTCTAATGCCCAGGCATGTTCCCACCAGTCAATTATCAGCACAATGTCCATACGGATTTCGTGATTTTTAATAGTTTTGATTGTGCCGTTTCGTGCTAGATAAACCCATCCACTACCTTGCACCGCCATGGCTTCTTTTTGAAAAGCTTCTTTGAACTTGTCAAAAGTTTTAAAATGCTTGGTAATAAATTCACTGGCAGAGCCGTCTGGATCATTACTGCCGCTAGGTGCTTGGTATTGCGTGAACAATAAATCGTGTAAAAATGCACCTGCTTCATTAAAGTCAGCATCGCCCTCGCCGTTGTTAAAACGAGTTACATAGGACTTATACAACTTGCCATAATGATAGTCTATAGTGTCTTCGCTAACACTGGGCTCTAAATCATCGCGGCTATATGGCAACTTAGTTTGAGTTATAGTTTTGGGTGTTTTACCCTCGTTTAGCGTGATATGCTTAATAAAGTTGTACATAATGGTATTTATCTATAAATAATCTACAGGAGGAACAAATCATGTTCAAGCAAATTAAAGAGTTCTTTACAGGCAAACCAGCAGTAGTAGAGACACCGGTCGAAGCTGCACCTTATAAAGTAGAAGTAGCACCAGTGCCAGAAGTGGAAGTAGCACCAGTTGCGCCAGCACCTGCCGCTAAAAAAGCACCAGCTAAAAAAGCACCAGCTAAAAAAGCACCAGCTGTTAAAAAGCCACGTGCTCCTAAAGCAAAGTAAGTTTTTTAGCTTGTTCGTATAGAGCAAAGCTAGCAAGATTTTTGCCTTTAGACTCGCACATAATATCGTGCGTATCCAAAAAGCTCAAAGCCCACTCACTAACTTTTGTATTCCAATAAAAGTCAGAGTGTGCTCTGAGCTTTTGTTTTTTGTAGCCATCTTCGAGTAGAAGCTGTCGATCAGGCATCATAGTCGGATCAAAGTTTACAAGGTAGTCTTCACGACTGATGGAGTAATGCATAGTAGGACGAACATTGCGCCAGCTGTCAACGACCCGTGCAACACGGGCATCTCTAGGATCCAAGTAGCTCCCTTCTCGAATCCAAAAATGATGGACGTCAAGAACAATAGGTACAATATCGCTAATAGTGAGACAATCATCTAATCCCCATGAGTTTTCTTCGTTTTCAATTGTAATACAATTACGTGCTTCAGTGCTTAATTTCTTATAGGCCTTTCGAATGCCATCCGGGCCTTGCTTACCTGAGATATGTACATTGATCTTAAGATCCTGGAATGTTTTTCCGTAGCCCATATATCGTGCCATGTCTGCATGGTATTCAAATTCTGCAATCGAACGTTCAACAATTCCTGGATTTTCACTTGCAAGAACTGTAAACTGACCAGGATGAAAAGACAAGCGAACATTGTTAGAACGGGCAATTTCTCCCACTCTTTTAAAATGTGTTTCGCAGTATGATACTACATCAGTCTTTCGCCAGTAACTAGCAAAGTCGGCATGAGTGTAAGCAGGAAGGAGATCACTGGAAATCCTAACCATCCTAAGATGCGGGTCAAGTGTGCTAACACGTTCCACCAACTTACGGGTTGCTTCAATATTGCCTACCATTAAGTCCCACAACCTTTGCTCTGCTTGATCTCTTGATTGTCGGTTTAACCAACTAATGGTAGTCGTACCAGTGTTGTATTGTTTAGCGTCATCGTTTTTATCAATGCCGTTAACTTGATGAGGGAAGTCAATCCATTTACATGCGAAGCCTATACGTTTCATTACCAATGCCTTATGACGCCTGCGATTATAAAAAAGTTTGTGATAACGTATATTAACACAACTAAGGTACGAAAGCAAGCAATTTGGTCCGCTTCTGCGTCCGAACTGCCTGCTTTTTCACCTAATGCTTTAGCCCAAAGGCGCCAAAGTTTATGCAAATAAATCTTCATTCCATTCACGGTGACCTTCGCGGAAAGCCATATTACTTTGGGTCTCTCTAACTTCTACACGATAGCACCAAAGTCTAGCTGCTTCGCCTGGACCCCACATTTCTGGAATGTAAACACCGTTAACATACTTGTAAAGCATATCTGCTAAACTCTCGCAACCCATTCTTGGAAGAATAGTTAGTTTAGCCAATTTCTTTTCTTGTAGTAGTTTGTATGTTTCAAGTTCTGGATCATCCTCTGCTACTAGCAATGTGTGGTCAAACTGATTTTCTAACATTGCTTTGAGTTCTTTAAGTCCACCGTAATCAGCCGCCCAATTGCGAACGTCTAACTCATTAGTGCCAAAATAGAACTTCATTGAAAAACTGTATCCATGAATTAAGTTACAGTGACTATCTGCCCTCCACTGGCGATAGGCGCACGGAAATGCGTCGTGGTACTCTTTAGTGCTGGTGTACTTGTATTGTATAGGTAGTAAATTTGCCATTGTTATCTCCTTAAGATTAAGCAATGACATGCAGAGTTTATATTGCGGGATGAATGCCTAAGTCCGCATAATGTAATTATACGCTTTTATACAGCAAGGTCAAGTTTATTGAGTAGCAATGTTACCAAAAGGTAACCACTGTCCAGGTGTGCCTGCAAATACACAAACCCATCCAATAAAACTGTTGGCCTGTGGATTTGAGTTCCAGCAAATGTCTCCCAACAAATAACTTCCAGTGGTTGGGCTAGCTGGACCGTTGGTAAACCGCTTGTTGCCAATGCTAACATCACCTGCTACGCTAAAACTTAAAGTAGGATCTGGATTGTTTACATTGACACTTAACGGTCCAAATATCTTTGTTGGCTTGCTTTGTTGAGTAATGTCGCCAATAATAGTTTCTGTACTATCGCTGTAAAATGCTTCTTTTGTTCCTACTGACAATGTTAGTTTTGAATTTGCAACAATGCTGTCGTGTTTGATAGTCATTGTTTCACTATCGCTAAACACATTGATCACTGGTGTAGCAACAATAGCAGATTGGATTGATCCTGCCACATTTAAGTTACTCAATGTGCCAACAGTCGTCAAGCTAGAATTGACTACACCTGCACCCAGTGTGTCCTGACTTAGAACCGGTTGGGTGTTTATATGATAACTCTTGGACTCAGCCAAGTCTATGTTGTCACTGCTGTATATGCGATCCGGGCCCGATAAAAGTATAAGTTGATGTGGTGCATCCGCACTCGCCCACACTAACCCTAAACCGTAGATGCTAGAAGTTTTTGTAGATAAGAATTGGATAGGATGTGTGCGTTCTACTCTATTGTCTGTTTCAACGCTGGTAGCAAAAATTGTTCCGTAAACATTTAATACTCCGCCGCCACTTGATGGGTCGCCGATATTAACTTCTCCACTGTTCTTTACAGTGATTCGAGTTTGACCATCGGTAGCAATGGCTAGGTCATGATTGCTGGATGTTCCAATTTGTGCTAAATTAACTCTAGGACTACCTAGTGCTATTTCTACATTGTTGTCTAAAATAGTTAGAGATGCACTAGGCTCGTCTGTACCAATTCCTAATCTGTTAACTGTACTGTTAACAAACAAAAAATCACCTATGTCAGCATTGCCTGAAACTGATAGAGAATTTAGTGTTCCAACTTGACTAAGGC